AGGCGTCAACCACGCCAAGCGGAACGACACGCGGGAAAGCCAGATCGACATGATCCTGGTCAACCGGAAGATGTACATCGACTTCCTCAACCGGCTTGACAGTCGGGAGCGAGCGATCGTCACAAAGTCCGCCGGCCTTCGCAGCTACGGATTTTCTGATGTCGTGGAGCTGGACGGAATCGAAATTAGCACTGAGTACGCCGTGCCAAATAACGTCGGCTACGGACTCTCCATCGGAAACATGGAGATGAAGTGCATGGAAGGCCAGCTGATGGTGGGCGAGGGGCCGTACTACAACGAGGAACTGCAAAGCTACCGCTACGCCGTTTCCGTTCTCGCCAACATCAAGATGAAGAGTCCCCGTAACTTCATCAAGTTCCAGGCAGTTGCCTAGTCTCCAGAAAGGACGAAATGAGCACGCTTACTGCAGATCCAGGGTTTTCGCGTGGGCAGGTTCTTGGGATCACCAAGACCTACTATGACGCTCAGGTTGGCGATGGTTCTCACATCACTGGCGCCAGCAAGGTGTTTCTCGACACTGACCCCACGACCCAGGCCGTGAAGACAAATGTAACTGTCGAGTGCATTGCTGTCAAAAACACGTCGGGCGCAGCCATTCTGCCGAAGACTGTTGTTCAGTTTGACGCGGGGGCCATCCTGACGGAAGTTGACGCATCTGCCACTCAGTCCAGCCTTCGGGTTGGCGTGGCGGACGAATACCTTCCTGCTAACGGTGCTCCCAACGGCGAGGTGTTTTGGGTGGTAGTCAAGGGGCCAACTACGGCCCTGAAAACCACTGGGGCTGGCAATGACGTTACTGCAGGCGAAGTCGTTGGTGTCAGCGCAACCGCTGGCAAGATTGACGACGACGCCACGCTGAAGGTTGGGAATGCCATCGAGGCCGCCAGCACGACGGCGACGGAAGTTCGTGTGCTGCTGTCGTAAGCGCTGGCAAGACTACTAGATGGACCTTGGAGCGGCCGCCAGGTATTCCTGACGGCCGCTTTTTTGTATAATGGCCATGCTCTAAGTCCACAGACACAGGAGGAACCGATGGACGGAACATCAGCAGACATTTCAGACGACGCAGTTCGGGCGCGCCTTTCGCACTTGACGCAGCAGCTTCGCGCCGCCGGGTTTATCGGCGACACGCCTGCAACCGTAGGCGAGGCGAGGGAGCCGCAGATTGGCGTGCCTAACCCTCTAACTGACGGAATGGCCCCAATGATTAAGGGCGTTCCACAGCAGGATAGATGACAGATAAGACAGATCGTCAGTGCCGCGACTGCGGCAAGTACTACCCTGACACAGAAGACCACTTCAAAAAGCGCCGCGACGGCAGCTTGGACACTCGTTGTCTGATCTGCCGTCGTCGCACTTTACAGGGCAAGAAGGCGAAGGAGAAAGAGGCCACTCTTCGCGACATCGAGCAGGGTGCGGTCAACGAGTTTCTCAAAAAAACATCGCGCGGCGGCGAGAACATCCCGCACAGCTCCGAGGTGCTGGAGCGCCTTATGGAGTATTTTGGCGGCGTCAGCGGCTTCTCTGGCCTTCTGATGAAGCAGTACTTTGATAGCGCGCCGGGCGGATCTACGCGCACAAAGATGCTCGAAGCCATGCTGCGGCTAGTTGTCAAGAACACGGAGATGGGCGGCGCCAAGAAGCCCATGGAGCAGTGGACTGACGACGAGCTGGAGGCTGAGCTGGATGCTCGGCTGGCACGGGTAGCACAGCAGTTCCAGGGAAGGATCATCAATGCCACGGCAACCGAGAAAGCGACACCAGCCCTCCCCGCTCCCGTCGGTGGAAAGCATGGGGAGCTTCGCGAAGTCTCAGCTGAAGGAAATACAGGCCGAGCTCGCAAATCGAAGAATCGAGGCGCTAAGGCTCTACCGGCCGACACCGACTCAGGACGAGATGCACAAATGCCGGGCGAGTGAAGTACTCGTCATTGGCGGCAATCGCTCAGGAAAGTCCCTCTCCACGTTCGTGGAAGATGCCCGCGCTGTAACCGGCCAGGATCCGTACGACAAGTACGCGAAGACGGATGGCAATCTTGTCATCATCGGCCGCGATTGGAAACACATCGGCATGGTCGTCTACCCCATGCTGTTTCGCGCCGGCGCTTTCAAGATGATCCGCGACGAGAAGACTAACGAGTGGCGCGCCTTTAACCCCGTTGAAGACAAGGATCGCAAAGACAAGGCTAAGCCTGCGCCGCCCTTAATACCACCGCGAATGGTCAAGAAGATCTCCTGGCTTTTGAAGTCTGCCAGCTACATACAGTCAGCTGTTCTCACTAACGGTTGGACTATCTATTTCTTCAGCTCCGAAGGGGAGCCGCCGCAGGGATTTCAGGCCGATCGTGTGCACTTCGACGAGGACGTCAACTCCGAGGCGTGGGTTCCTGAGATGCAGGCTCGTCTCGCAGATCGCAAAGGCGTTCTGTGCTGGTCTGCAATGCCGCACTCCAAGAATGACGCTCTTGCTGGCCTATCGGAGCGAGCTGACGCAGCTGAGGAGCAGGGTACTGAAAACCCAGACATCGTTAAGTTCATCCTTAGGTTCCTTGACAATCCTCATATCGACGAGGACGAAAAGCGAAAGAACATCGAGCGATGGTCGGCACTCGGCGCTGACGTTCTCCGCATGCGAGCAGAGGGCGAGTTTGTTACCGATTCAATCCTGTGCTACCCGACTTTCTCAATGTCGGTTCACGGATACGACCGGGCTGATCTTCCCAAGAACGTCGTCCCCGACGACTGGACCAGATATGTCGCCATCGACCCCGGCCACGCCGTGACGGCCGCCTTGTTTGCTGCCGTGCCCCCAGATGAGTCAATGCTGCTGATATACGACCAGATCTACGCCAGGCAGTGCAACGCAGTGATCTTCGGCGAGTGGATGAAAAGGAAGTGCTACGGGCAGCAGTTTCACTCGTTCATCATCGACATGCACGGCGGGCGCATCCGAGAGATTGGGTCGGGGCGCTTGCCTGTCGAGCTGTATACGGAGCAGCTTCGCGCGAACGAGGTAAAGAGCACCGTGACTGGCTCCAGCTTCCTGGCGGGCTGCGACGACATCCAGGCCCGAATGGTTGCCACGCAGACGTACATGCACATACGTCCGGACGGCAGCCCAAAACTCCGGGTGCTGCGCGGGGCAGTCCCTGACCTGGAGCGTGAACTAAAACGGTACAAGAAGAAAACTCAATACCTGGCGGGCATGCACGTTGTTACGGACGCCCCGAACACGCGGGGGGATGTCCACGCTTGCCAGTGTCTGGAGTATATGTGCGCATATCGCCCAAAATATCATAAGCCTGCGAACATCGCGCCGGACGAACCGTGGTATGTTGAGTGGGCCAGAAAGCGCAAAAAGCAGGCGTCGGGCGGCGATAACTACGTTTACCTTGGACCCAGAACAGGACATCAAAATGGCCGACTTTAAGCCACCGGAAGTAAAACTCGGAGACAGCGTTTATTGGTATCACGACGCCACAAATCCTGCTGATCCGGCCCTGGGCTGGGTTTGCCGCAGGCCGGGCATAAACACTGTGTCGGTCCTGGTGTTTGCGCCAGAGGTAGGGTTTGTGGAAAAACCCAGCGTCAGACACAGGGGCGACCCAGGCCTCCAAGAAAACGCTGCATGGCGCCAGTGGGGGTGCTGGGACTTTTCGGCGCAGAGCGCACAGCTGCGCAGGCTGGACACGGTTGCTACAAGCCTGATTACCAATAGCGAGCGGCAAGCCAAGAAGACCAATGGAAAATAACGAAACTGGGCGAGACGCCCTGCGGCACATTGCGACAGGTTGGCTGAAGAAGATTGAGCTTTCCTTGAAGCACAAACGTCCTTTTAGCGAGGACGCACGGGAAGCCATGGACTTCTTCGACGGTCCGCACAACTGGTTCTGGAAAGACCAGTACGCACGCGGAGAATATGGCTACAATAGAAGCATTGCGCCGCCTGGCTTCCGCATGCAGGTGAATCGTGTATTCGAGGCGGTGAAGCTGTTTGCGGCCGTCATCTATCACCGCAATCCGGTCCGCACAGTCACGCCCACAAAGTACCCGTTCGTGCCGCCTGAGCTGCTTGGCATTACCCAGGACGCAGCAGCAGTTGAGCAGTTTCAGGCGGCCGAACAGGCTACCGCGATGAAAGAGCAGTCCAGGGCGGTGGCCTCAGACTTGATGTCGCGGTATCTCAACTACACGCCCAACGAGCTGGACTTAAAGACTCACAGTCGTCGGGTAGTTGACGAGGCGATTATTAAGGGCGCCGGCGTTTGGTGGACAGAGCTCTTAGAGGAGTCTGGCTCTGGCCGGCAGATGGTGGGGTCGTTTGCTGACTCTATTGACAACCTCGCCCTTGACCCAGACGCCACAGAGATAGAGGACATTCTGTGGTGCGCGCGACGATGCACGCATCCTATTGACGTTGTGGCGCGTCAGTACGGCCTAGACCGGGAGCAGCTGAAGGGCAACCTGGAAGGGCGCAGCGGCTCAAATACGGGCGACATCGGGTCCGTAGGGCGCCTTGGCGAGGACGGTCTTACTAACGGCAAGCAGGTTGGCAAGACAAACGACCTGGTGACCTACTGGAAGATCTGGAGCAAAACAGGCCTTGGGGACCGGCTGAAAGACAGCCCGAAAGACACCAGGGGGATATTCGATGCTGTCGGCGAAAACTGCTACATCGTCGTTGCCGAGGGCGTTGACTTCCCTCTCAACATATCTCCAGCAGTGCTCGAAGAAGAGGTGGAGGAAGAGTCTGGGTTGCCTCAGAGCCTGTTTACTTCTGTTCAGTGGCCAATCCCGTTTTGGGCAGATGCAAACGGTTGGCCGTTCACAATGCTGTCATTCCACCGGAAGCCGGGGTACGTGTGGCCGATCAGCCACATTAAGCCAGGCATCCCGGAGCTTCGGTTCCTGTGCTGGGCGTTTTCGTTCTTGGCGCAGCGCGTTGCAACGAGCTGCGAGACCCTCATTGGTGTATCGAAGGCAGCCGACCAGGACATTAAGGACCAGATACTCGCCCAGTCCGAGGCAGGATTCAAGATTGTGGAGCTGAGCGAGATGCTCGGCAGATCAGTCAACGACGTCATCTCCGTCTTCCAGCTACCAAACGTCACGAACGAGATCTGGAACGTGATCTCAGCCGTGACTGAAATGCTGGACAAAAGGCTCGGCATGACCGAGCTGGTGTACGGGCTTACAACGTCACAGATGCGCTCGGCCACAGAGGCTTCCGTGAAGTCGGAGCAGATCAGCGTGCGGCCGGACGACATGGCCGAGTGCGTCGAGAACGCAATGAGCGTCTTGTCTCGCAGGGAAGCAATGGCTTGCCGCTGGCTTCTGCAGCCCCAAGACATTGAGCCAATCCTTGGGCCTATCGGGACGTACGCTTGGCAGCAGTTCGTGTCCGCTATGGATCCCTACCAGGTAGCAAGGGAGTACGACTACCGGATCGAAGCCGGTAGCGCCCGTAAGCCAAACAAGGCGACGCGTGCTGAGCAGATGCAGATGGCCGTGCAAACACTTGGGCCGGTCCTCAGCAACCTTATTGGCATGGGTGTAGTTGATCCGTTCAATGCGCTTATCGGGGACTGGGCCGACTCCCTGGACATTGACGCCTCGCCCTACATGATTCCGGCGCCACCGCCTATGGATCCGATGGCCGGGGGAGAAGAGCTGCCGCCCAAACCTCAGCCAGACAGCGGCGAGCCGATCCCTGAGCAGCCCGCAGAAGGCGATCAACCGCTGCCGCAAATCCCGCCGGAGATTGCAGGATGATTCCACACGACGTTTTAGTGCGCGGAGAAGAGGCAGTGGCTCTCTACAAGAGGGCGCTAAAAAACGGCGCATCGCCGGCTTTTGCCGAAATGGCTGCCTGCCAGATGCCGCCAGGGACAAAAGGTTCCGACCGGGCGTTCATGCAGGGCCGGATGGACGGCAGCTGGATGAACTCAATGCCAAAACCACTTGCAGACAGGATGGTCCGTCAAGCGCGTGCAGCGGGCATAAATACCACGGGCAAGTTCTACATGGGTGGGCTGGCCGACAAGAGGCGGCACATGGACCCCGAGGCGTGGGTCGATTCCGTTGATGACGTAAGAAGGGTTGCCCGAAAGAGAAATCTGGAAGTTCGCGGGATCGTGGATTACACGCCCCCAGAGCAGGAACCTAAAAAGTCGGTCGACATTGCGCCAGACATCCTCGAAGACAACGTCCGAAAAGAACTGAAGAAAGACCCCCAGGCAAGCCGCGAAGAAGCTGCAGACCGCGTAAAGAAGCGCATCGTCCCTCGCTGGAAAAATAAGTGATGGCAAATCTACCGAGCATCATCCAGAGAACTGCGGCCGAATGGGCTGCCTCAAATCAATACATTCCGCGCAGAACCTATGCCGTAGAGAGCGACACGGGGCGTAGCAAGATTGGCATTGGCTTGCGATGGACTGACACGCCGTACTCGCCGGACGTGACCAGCAATCAGATTAACCGGATCATCTCTGTGACGCAGGAAGAGTACGACAATATTGATCCTCCAGACGCCACCACACTCTATGTGATTACCTGACATGCCAAACAAAATCGAACGACTTAGCAGCGTTACGTCGTCGCTCTCGCTGTCCGCCAGCGAGTCGACTACCCCACTCATTCCGTACGGAGCTTCGGCAGCCGGCATGGTATTTGTGTCGGCCGTAAGCGGGGCTACGAAGATTGCATGGTATTCGGCTGCCACTGGCTCAGACGTGGCTACCCCCGTCTACGATTCGGGGAACGCGGTAGAAACGTTTGTGAGCGCAGGTCGGTCTTATCCGATTCCTGACGCCTGTTTTGCGGCCCCTTTCCTAAAACTCGTACTCGATTCGGGAACCGCGACCGCCACGATTTCCCTGAAGGGGTAGCGCATGTCGATTCGCATTATCCCTAAGAGAAACAACGCCCCCGGTCGAGTTCCCGACCCCGCCGAGCTGGAAGAAGGCGAGATCGCCCTAAACACAAACGACGGCATCTTGTACGCCAAGCTGTCGAGCGGTGAGGTTCGTCAGCTGACGGGTGACATTGGTGGTGTTGGCGCTAAGTCGCTGGATCGGCTTTCTGCAATAGAGGCGAGGCTTGATGCGATCGTCGGCGACGATGGTGTTGTCGAGTCAGGTGAATGGAAGCCTGAGCTGATCGCGGCTGGTGGCGCAAACGTATCGCAGCCAACAGTCACATACAGCGAGCGGCAGGGGACGTACACGCGAAACGGATCGCAGGTCATTGTTGCCGGCCGCCTTCGCGTGACGACTTCCGGAGGCTCCGGCACCGCGCTCGCAATCAGTGGCCTGCCGTACACGCACTCTACGACCAGGCAGGGGAACGACGTTGTGCGTGTGTGGGGCGCCGGCACTATCGGATTCTCCGGCGGCACATCGACCGTAAAGCCTGAGTCCCTTTGGGGATCTGGAGGCAACTACGTTTGGCTCGGAAAGCGCAACGAGGACGGCGGGATCGTTTACTACACGCCCGACGACGTTGATGGCGTCATCGACATTGTCTTCGCATACACGTACCAAACGCCGTACACCGGAGGTGCCTGATGGCCCAGGTTCGCATTCAGGTCCGGCGCGACACTACTGCAGGTTGGAGTACCAGCAATCCTGTTCTTGCCGAGGGTGAGTACGGACTGGAAACAGACAGCCTGCGTTTTAAGGTTGGCGATGGAATACGCAACTACGTCAATCTTCCGTACGCCTCAGGGGCACTGCCGGCAACCACCGCTCCTATTGATGTAGGGGCCCGCCAGTCAGGAACGTCTCTTAACTACGCGCGTGCAGATCACTCGCACGCCTTTCCGTCGTCGGTGACGTTTTCCAGCGTGACTGCAAACACCGCGACGATTGCGGGGAATCTTTCTGTCACCGGTTCGCTGATCGGTGGGACGCACTCCCACACGACGGCAAACATCCTTAACTGGAGCACGGCATCTTCCGACGCTGTGTTCAGCAATCTTTCGGGCGGCAGCAACGTTACGCTTACGCGCGACGAAGTCACCGGCGTGACGACCATTTCTGCGCAGCCTGGAACTTCCGGGGTGTCGTCTGTCTCTGGGCGCACCGGCGACATCTTGCTGTCCTCGTCAGACCTGTCGGACTTCCCGGCGACAGTGCAGCAAAGCGGCAAGTACCTGAAGACTGACGGA